TATACGACATAAGAGGCTTTTAGATAGTGACTTAGGCACTACAAATATATTTAGCCACTACATCCCCGACGTTCGTAAGGGGGGGGATAATGGGGGGGGTCATAACCCAGAAATTTTTTAGAATATTTTAAATACCCCCATCCCATAATAAGACCGATGGAGTATGATGATTGGCAAATAGAGATAATTAATGATGAATCTAAGAATATCTTATGTTGTAAGGGAAGACAGATAGGAGCAACTACGACTTTCGCGAAAAAAGCTGCGAAATGGATGATTGAAAAGAAAGCAACAATTTTAGTCGGCTCAATCACAGAAGAACAGGCTAAACTAGTAATTGTAATGGTGAAAGAAGTTTTAATGAAAGATGCAAAGAAGTTAATCGGAGATGGAAAGAATAAACCAACACTAGATAAGGTTATTTTAAAAAATGGAGCATGGATAAGAAGCAGGGCTGTTGGAACTATGGGCGATGCTTTCAAAGGATTTACAGCAGACATTAACTGGTTCAATGAAATGTCCAAATGGCCTGAACTAGCCTTTATATCAATTATGCCAACTTTACTAACAACTGGAGGAGGTATGTGGGGAGATTCTACACCATGGGGGAAATTTATCAATGGAACTACAAAAAAGACATTCTTCTTTAAATGTTTCGAGAATCTTAATGATCGATGGAAGGTTTACTATAAAACCAGCCCAGATGTCATAAAGAACAGAAAAATAACTGAAACATGGACAGAAGAAATACGAGATGCTAGCCTAAAATTCTTAAAAGAGCAAGAAGGTGAAATGGATAAAGATTCTTTTGCGCAAGAATACTTAGGGATCTTTCAGGATGAGGTAAACCAATGGTTCCCAGATGATTTAACAACAGACAGTCAGACACTAGATAGGCCAGAAACAATACAAAAAGGCCAAAATTATGTGCTTGGTGTAGATGTTGCACGAATGGGAGAAGATCAAAGCACTTTTCAGATATTTAAACTAAAAGAAAATGGTCATGCTTATCAAGTTGAGAATCAAGAAACTTCTAAAACCACTCTACCCCAAACCTTTAATCATATAAGGCAGTTACATGAATTATATGATTTTTCTAAAATCTTCATCGATTCTGCGGGGATTGGGGTTGGAGTATTTGATTGGTTAATGGAAGATGATGAGACAAAACACATTACAATAGCTGTAGATAATTCAAAACAGATAATGAGTGCAGACGGCAAGACAAGGAAGATAGCCAAAACACTCAAATATTCTCGAACAAAGATGATGATGGAAACTGGGAAATTACATTTATTAAAAGATTCAAATATTTTTCAATCATTTAAATCTGTTCAATTTGCTTATACAAATGATAATTTGGGAACTAGGCATTTAAAGATATTCGGAAACTACACTCATATAATAGAAGGAATATGTAATGCTGTAGGAACTGAAAAATACAAAGATTTAAATCCAGTGGTTTACTCTATTCCAGTATGAAGAAAGTGAAGATTGGCAAAGAGGAATTTGAATTAGAAGATAACGAGGTAGCTTTAATTTTAGCAATTCAAGAATTAACAAACCAAATAAGGAGATTAGCAAATGGCAGATAATGGAGTTTTCACAAAGAACGCTGACATAGCGGCTTTGGCAGGTGTTGGAGCTAACACAACTTCGGTGGCAACAGCAGCGACAGATGTTTATGTTTTAAATGTTGAATCAATAGTTAATGTCGATTCTGATTATAATTGGAGTGATACTTTCGCTGCTTTAGATGTGGACACGAAGGGAGTTTTAACAATGGCGGGAGCTTGTAAGTGTGCTATGATTGTGGTGAGTTCTGATACAGATGGTTATGGATCAAGACAAGCAGAAACTCTTTTAGACTTTTTACAAAACACATACGATGCTATGATTAAGATGCTTTTAGATAAGGATAAGACAGCTTTCATAAGAGGAGAAGCTTAAATTGGCAAAGCTACCTATATTTTATAGAAAGTCAAGCGAGGCAATTATATCTTTTAGTTTCACAGACATTCTTTCAAAAACTGGCTATGTAACCTTCTACGGATTAAATCAGTATAAGGCAGCAGCCGCAGTTTATTCATTATCACCAATTAAAACAAGTTCTTTTTTTGATGCAGATGATACAGATGGATTTGGGCTTTGGACAAGGAGTGGAGCCAACGCATCACAAAGTTTAGAGTTAGATTGGCTAGTTTCAAAAACAGACCAATTAAGGGGAAATGCTTTTTTTACTCTTCCGCTAGGCATGGTTAATTTTGGAGGCTCGCCATCAAATTATACTATGGCTGTTTCAGCAGGATTATATATTGACGACGGAAGCGAAACATTAATCGGTGCAGTTGTAGAAAAATCATTCACAGCAATAAATCTTTTTTATGGAGGCGGAGAGCATTTATTTATATTAGCGGGTGTTGTTGATATTTCAGCAGGGTTAAAGATTAAGGCGGGAGATATAATTAGATTAAAGATTGACATAACAGCCGCAGGAAATAAAATACATTCAAACATATATCACGATCCTAAAAACTTAGCAGGGAAAACAATACCAACCGATCTAACAGTAAATTTACCTTTCAAAATAGAATTATAAAATGGCACTACAAGAATTAAACCGAGCAACAACAACGAACTTCACAGACACAGTTCCCAATTTTATAGTCGAGAGTATGGCTTTAGATATTGCAAATGCAGATGGAAGCGAGACTTTTGTTTATTACGATAAGACAACAGAAAACTACGGGTATTATTTTAACTATCCACAAATAGCCTCGAGAATTAACTCATTATGCACATGGGCTTATGGTCAAGGTTACACGGCTCAAAGCATGAGAAACAAAGTAATCCTAGAACACATCACAGGAAACGGAAAAGAATCATTTAATCAAATCGTCTGGAATCACGGAGCAGTAAAGATGATGAATGGAGATTCTTTTATGGATATAATAAAAAAGGATAATGTTCTTATTAACTTAATTAACATATCACCGGAGAGAGTAAAGTCTGTTTGGAAAGGATCGAGGATTATTCGTTATGAAATTTGGAACGGCAAGGTTTGGGTTAAGAGAAAGCTAAGAGATATATTTCATTCATTCAATAAAAAGATTGGGGATAGTGTGAAGGGAACCTCACAAATTCAATCCAATAAGTTCGTTAATGATTCTATGATTGAAGCATTTGAGGACGAGAGAGTTATCAAACACAGAGACAAGGCTCTGGGTGTTGTTTATTATAAAACATCAAACGCAGGAAAAATAGAATTCGCAAACACTCAAATTCAAAAGGCTGTGGCTAATGGTGAGATGGTTGGTATGCCAGAAGATACAGCAAAGATTGAACCTTACCCGAGTAAGTCATCAGAAGACAGACAGAATTGGCTAACTTATGTCGAGGGCTTAGGATATAATACGAGTGGAGTTCCGAGAAGTATGGTTACTAGCGACGGCACGAGTGAAGTCGGCGGAATAAACGGACACTTAATTTTTGAACCTATCTACGGAAAGGAACAATTAGACATGGAGAACGACTTTTGGAATCAACTAGCGATCAAGATTAAATTTACAAGACCGCCGAGTTTAGCACCAAAGACACAAGAGAACGCAGAGAAGAACACAGGTCAAAAATCAATACAACCGACGGAGGTAGAGCCTAAGCTCAATAGATAATGGTAAGCATAACCCACGCAAAATCAAAGGCACCGCCAAAATCAGCATTTCCTCCGGCAGCAAATCCTTTTAAGCCAGAGCCATTAAAGCAATCGGAGCCAGACCCAGAAGAAGAAAAGAGGTTAGCGTGTCAAGCTAAGGGTGGAATATGGAATTCCGCAAAACAATTATGTGATATTCCCAAAGAGGTTATGGATAAAAGATTGGCAGATAAAAATAATAAACCAGGATTTCAGGCTTTTCAAGATGCAGATACTGGTAAACTTTCAGGTGTGCAGGTTAATGACCAGACATTCTTAGGACTAGGTCCAAGGGATGTTGCCAGAATTTCGGCAACTCAAGGAGCAGAGAGAGAGTTGCCAATAGGCGGACAGGCAGATTTAGCCATACAAAGACAAGAGGAACAAAGACAACAGTTTCAAACAGAGGGAGTTGAGTTAGCGGGACAAGTTGGAGCAACACCATCAGAAGATGTGCTGGCACAATTACAAGGAACAATTTCTAATCAAAATCTAGACTTTATTGGTCCTTTATTTGCTGCAACCCCGGGAATTATACCCGATGTGATAGGTGGAGCATTAACTGGTTTTGGAGCTGGTGCCTTAATTGGTTCTCCAGGAGGTCCGCTTGGTTCAGTCGCAACTGGTAGCTCTTTTGCAGTTTATGGTGCTATTGCGAACGGAGTAAGAGGATTTTATGGAGATTATGTAAGTGATCTAAAAAGTCAGCAATCAGCTTTAGTTGAATCTACGATAAGAAGTTTATCTGAAACTAAACCTAAAATGACTGAGTTAATAAATTCAGCAAATGCAAATCCTCAAGACGCCTCAACAATTTTAGAGGATTATAATACTAATAGAGAAGCTCTTTTGCTTGAGTATCAGAGACTAAAAGATTTAACTGATGGAAACTTAGACGAGTTCCTAGGAGAAAACGGTATAAATCAAGAAACAGAGTGGGAAGTTTATTATCAAGTTGGCGGAGAAGCTGATGGGTTTGATGATAATATGCGATTAGCTCTAGCAAACCCAGACCCTGCAAGAATCAGACCAACCTCAATAACACAAGAAGATTTAAAGAAAAGAATAGCTAAGGAACTATCATAATGAAAAAAAATAAACAAGACCATAAACCAATTATAGAAACTATGATTAATACATGTGCCTTAGCCTTAACCGCTGCAGGAACTAATATGTGCATCATGGGGAAAACTTTTGGTTTTGCTTTAATTGTGTTCGGTGCAGGACTAGAGTTCTTTAAATATTGGGGAAGAAGTCAAAATCTTTGGTAAAGTTTATAAACATTGAAATCTTGATTATAATAGAATGGATGAAGTAATTAATAAAGACCCTGTCGAAGATAAACCGTTATCACTTTATGATAAAACTGAAGCGATTGTGAAACGACAGGAAGAAGCAAATAAAAAAACTGAAGAACTTTTAGCAAGACAGGAAACCTTACACGCAAACGAAAGACTAGCAGGGACAACTGGTGGACATATTGAATCAACGAAGCCATCTAAAGAGGAAACTGATAAGGTAGCTGCTAAAGAATTTTGGAAAGGCACACCTTTGGAAGATGCCATTGACAAATGTTAAAAGACGATTGGAAAAAAGCATTAAAAGAAATGGAAAAAATGTTAAAGACAGCGACGGAAAATGTAGAAGCTGCTTTAATACAAAAAGAAGAATTAGAATTTAATGTAAGTAATTACAAAAGCAAAATAGAAACATTTAAATAATATCTTTTATGCACTACATTATGGCAAACGAAGCAGTATGTATTGAAACACCAACTATTTTTGAGAGGAAAACTATTGTAGCAGGTTCAGTTATTCCAATCGGTTCAATTATGCAATTAAGTTCAGACCCTAACACAGTAACAATTTCTGATGGTGATAATGTTTTTGGTGGGATTTGTTGGGAAGCAAGTGCAGCAACAGATACTTTCACAGAATTAACAGTAGCTATGAATGGAATTTGGGATATTAAAGATTCAGGTGGAGCGATGGCTTTAGGAAATAT